GTCTATAATTTACTGATTAGACCGGATTATATGTCCGGTCTAATTTTTTTAAACTTTTTTTGATGAAGTTAGTTCATCAGATTTCATTTGTCGTTAGCCATAAAAGCGACATTTATTCTTAAATAAGGAACAGTGTATATGAAAATATGCACTGTTCCTTATTTTTTTCTCAAAAAACTATTTGCAGGAAAGTGATCTTCGAAATCAGTGGATTTTCTAAGTTAAGAACTAAAGTTTAACGATTATTAAGGCTTTTTGCTGTTGAAGTTTATTCAACGGGCAAAAAAAGTAAAAGTATTATCATTACCATAACAGGAGGACAAACCTCCTGAAATAAAATCTCAATGTCCGAGATGCGCATTAGGACGGCGGGATGCATAAAGAGTTCAGAACACAGTGATGAAGACTGTGTTTGGAATGAAGATGCACCCACCGTGATTTCGTGCGCCCATTTTGAGGACAAGCGGAGTCTGTGGCCATCTTCACCACAGGCTCTTTTTGTATTCCGCCGCCCATGCCGGGACGGAAAGGAATGCTTAATGAAGATTCGAGTTTTGTACGAAGAAAACATCAAAAACGGCCACAAATTCTACACCACAATTGATATTCCAGATAATGATTACAGCATTATGCTTGATATCGACTACGAGCAGCGTCTTGCAGAGGCAAAGCCAGAAAAGAAGGCAGAAGTAAAGCGTTGTGAGACTGTACAGGAAATGCTGGACCTTATGAACAGTAAGGAATACAACAACTGGCGCAGGTTTCATAGGCATCTTGGTAACCCTAAGACCCCTTATCGCAAGGATGATGAATCTGAGGATGAAACGGATGTAATGGACACCATCGCTGATGATTCACAGGAGGCTGAGCGTAATCGCCTCTACGAGTATGAAGATGTTTGCCAATTGATACATAAGGCACTTGGTAAAAAGCATGATTGGGCAGATATGTTTATTGCAGTACGCATTGATGGCACGCCAATCCGTGAATACGCCCGCTCTATCAATGCTGACGAAAATAACATCAGCCAAAAGTTGAAACGTGCAGAGAAAAAAATTAAAGAATTTTTAGAAAACCATCAGATTTGACCAACTCCTGTGGCTACCAGGTAGGAGGTCAAGGCCTCCAAAAAATTATAAGGAGGTAATTCTGATGAGAGAATTAATACCTAAAGACAAATATGGTGTATTTGCCGACACCAAGGATACGGCAAGAGTAGATAGCTTGTTTGTTGCTGAGTTCTTTGAGAAGGAGCATAAGAATGTGCTACGTGACATTGCAAAAATCACTGACCCCAATTCTGGGTTAAGTAAAGAATTTGCTCAGCTCAATTTTGAGCCGACCTCATACACGGATGGTTGGAACAGAAAGCAAAAGGCTTATGCCATGACTCGTGATGGTTTCACTATGTTAGTCATGGGATACACAGGGCAAAAAGCAATGAAGTTCAAAGAGTTATACATTAAACGCTTTAATGAAATGGAGCAGTTCATTAAGACTCTTGTTTCAGCCCGTAAAGAGTTCCCTTTACTGACAGACAACATTAAGCTGCTTCACGAAAATCCCAAGCCATATCATTTCAGTAACGAATGTGACATGATTAACCGCATTGTTACCGGGATGTCTGCAAAGCAATTCAGAATAGCCAACGGTATTGAAAAAGGTAAAAGCATCCGCCCTTATCTATCCGATGAGCAGATTACGATGCTTGAAACTTTGCAGAAAGTTGATGTGGGTTTGTTAGTAGCTGTTCCGGACTATCAGCAGCGAAAGCGTCATCTGGAATGGTACAAGTTGAAGATGGAAGAAAACGCAAATTAAGGAGGACAATTATTATGTTTTATGTGAAAGAAAAATTGAACGATACCATGGAGGTATCTATTGAAATAACAGATGAGAATGTATTTTGTCATTGCCCTATGTGTGGTACCGAGGTGCCAGTAGATATTGCTGAAATTTTAAGTGACGGAGAGAGTGATCTATTTGGCACGGCAGTATTTTGTGATGAGTGTGGTAACAAGGTTAGAGCTGGAGGCAGACATTATGAGCATAAATAAATTTAATTCAGAAGGATACCATGACCCAACTCCCCAGGAGGCATTAACCAATATCATAAAGGAGGATAAGGCAGCGTCAAAACCTGCCTTTAAGCCTCTTGTCTATATCTGCTCTCCCTTTAGCGGAGATATCGAAAACAATAATAAGCGGACACGGGAGTTCTGCCGTTTCGCATTAGAAAAGGGAAATATCCCTCTCGCTCCCCACCTTATGTTTCCTCAGTTTATGGATGACAGCAATGAAAAAGAGCGTGACCTCGCTATTTTCATGGATATTATTCTCATGGGTAAATGCCAGGAAGTCTGGGTGCTCGGTGATGTTATTACAAGGGGTATGAGTATTGAAATTGAAAAGGCAAAGAAACGAAGACAGCCAGTCAGATATTTCAATAAAGATTTTGAGGAGGTAGATGCTCTATGAAGATAGCATACGGAAATAGCCGGATGGATAAAAAGTGGAAGAACAGCGATATCAGCTGGGAGGATTTCTGCTCCCGTGTTAAGACCACACAGCGTACCACCGAAACCGTAGAAGAATACCGAAAGATGAAAAAGGGCGGACAGGATTCAATAAAAGATGTCGGTGGCTTTGTCGGCGGTCACTTAAAAGATGGCAGACGTAAAAAAGGCAATGTTCTGTCACGCTCCATGCTGACCCTTGATATGGACTATGGCACAAGTAGTATTTGGGGTGAAATCTGTACATTCTTCCCTTATCAATGCTGTATTTATTCTACCCATAAGCATACTCCGGAAAATCCAAGGCTTAGATTGATCATTCCTCTCTCCCGTGATGTGGGAGAAGAAGAATATGCTGCGGTCAGCCGTATGGCAGCAAAGGAGGTAGGCATTGACCTATTTGACGACACTACCTATGAACCGGAAAGGTTAATGTATTGGCCTTCTACATCAAGAAACGGTGTGTTTGTATATGAAGAAAAAGACGGCTCACTCCTTGACCCAGATGTATTTCTTAATAAATATGATGATTGGCATGACACAAGCACATGGCCTGTGTCCTCAAGGCAATCAGAAGTTATAGAACGTTCATTAAAAGAACAAGCTGACCCGCTTTCCAAGGAAGGTGTGGTCGGCACTTTCTGCCGTACCTATTCAGTAACATATGCGATTGATAAGTTCCTGGAAGATGTATATGAGCCTTCAGCGATGACAGGTAGATACGATTATATGCCAGCTGATTCAAGTGCTGGTGTCATTATCTATGATGATAAGTTTGCATATTCCCATCATGCAACAGATCCTGCAAGTGGAAGATTACTTAATGCTTTTGATCTTGTTCGTATTCATAAGTTTGGCAACTCGGATGACAGAGCATCGGAGGGTACATCTCCGAGCAAGCTGCCATCCTATGTTGCTATGTGTGAATTTGCCATTAAGGACGATGAAGTAAAGTCTCAGTTTGCCAAAGAGCGTATGGATCAGGCAACAGCTGAATTTACTGAAGACACTTGGCAGACGGCACTTGAACTTGATAAACAAGGTAAGATTAAGGACACCCTCGACAACATCGTTCTTATAATCCGAAATGACCCAGAACTGCAGTCCCTTGCCTTTAACAAACACCGTGACGGTATCGATGCAAGAAACGGTCTACCCTGGAACCAAATGAAAGAGGGATGGAATGACTCGGACAATGCAGCCCTAAAGGTGTATATATCCAATAAATATGGGGTCTACTCCCCAACTAAGACGAAAGATGCGATTCTTGCTGTGGCAGCAGAAAGGGCGTATCACCCAATAAAAGAATACCTCGATAATCTCTCGGAGTGGGATGGTATCGATAGAGTTGAAACCTTGCTTGTTGATTACTTCGGAGCAACGGATAACTCCTATACAAGAGCAGTAACAAGAAAGACAATGGTTGCTGCGGTAGCACGCATTTATCATCCGGGTACAAAGTTCGATAGTGTTCTTATCCTTAATGGCCCACAGGGAATCGGTAAATCAACCTTCTTTGCAAAACTTGCAGGACATTGGTTTTCAGATAGTTTGACTCTAACAGATATGAAGGATAAAGCCGGCCCCGAAAAATTGCAGGGGTATTGGATACTGGAACTTGGGGAGCTTGCCGGAATGCGTAAGACCGATGTGGAGATTGTGAAGTCTTTTATATCAAGGTGTGATGACAAGTACCGTGCCAGCTATGGTGTTAATGTGGAAAGCCATCCACGTCAGTGCGTAATTGTAGGTTCTACCAATGCAGAGAGTGGATTTCTTCGAGATATTACAGGCAACAGACGGTTCTGGCCAGTTCGTATCAGCGGTAACGGTAAGAAAAAAGCCTGGCAGATGTCTGTTTATGATGTTGAGCAGATATGGGCAGAAACACTGGTGCTTTATGAGAAGGGAGAAAAACTCTACCTTGAAGGCGATGATGTACATTTAGCTACCAGTGAACAGGATGATGCAATGGAAAGCGATGAGCGTGAAGGGTTGGTTCGTACTTATCTTGATACGCTTTTACCGGAGGATTGGGACACCATGTCAGCATACGAACGTAGAAATTTCCTGAACGGTAGTGAGTTTGGCGGAGAATCTCATGTTGGTACTGTAGAACGTACCCTTGTTTGTAATATGGAAATCTGGTGCGAGTGCTTCGGTAAAGATGCGGCTGCTATGAGACCTGCTGACTCTTATGCCATTGCAGGCATTATGAAGAAGATCGGTAATTGGAACAAGTACACCGGGAACAAGAACGGAACAAGCAATTTTCCGATTTACGGCAAGCAACGTTGTTACGAGAGAAAAAGGTAACGGTAGTTCCTTGTTCTATGGTTGTTACCTATAGTTGTTTTCTTGAAACCGTAGGAAATATCGATACTTCGGCTTTACGGGAATAACAGGAACAAGACTTTTACTACTTAGTAATAAATAAAAAAATAATAGTAGGAATGTTGTATGTGCGCGCGTATAGGAAAAATCGTTCAAAGTTGTGCCTGTTGTTCCCTATTAAGAAATGGAGGACATTATGCAAGAAAAATATATAGAGCAAAAACTGATAGCAGCAGTTAAAAACATGGGAGGCATTGCCCCAAAGTTTGTAAGTCCAGGATTTAATGGTATGCCAGACCGCCTTGTACTACTTCCTATGGGCAGAATCGCATTTGTTGAATTAAAAGCACCGGGTAAAATGATGCGTCCTCTGCAAGTAAGACGAAAAAGGCAACTGGAAGCGTTAGGATTTTTAGTTTACTGCATTGATGGTGTAGAGCAGATAGATGAAGTGCTACGAGAGATGGGAGGTGATGCCGAATGAAGTTCATACCACATGATTATCAGCAGTATGCAATTGATTTTATTGAAAGCAAGCCAATATCTGCGATATTCCTTGATATGGGCTTAGGTTAGGAAAGACAGCAATCACGCTTACTGCATTGTTTGATTTATGTCTTGATAAATTTGAAATAAGAAAAGTCTTGATTATAGCTCCATTAAGAGTCGCATCTCAAACATGGCCTGCGGAAATAAGGAAGTGGGATCACCTTAGAGGTTTATCGTACTCTGTGGCTGTAGGAACGGAAAGAGATAGAATAAATGCTCTTATGAAAAGAGCCACCATTTATATCATTAACCGTGAAAATGTAGACTGGCTTGTAAACAAGAGTGGTATCCCTTTTGACTTCGATATGCTTGTCATTGATGAGTTATCCTCTTTTAAATCATATAGTGCAAAGCGGTTCAAAAGCCTTCTAAAAGTAAGACCATCTGTAAAAAGGATTGTAGGTCTGACGGGTACACCTTCAAGTAACGGGCTTATGGATTTATGGGCAGAGTTTCGTGTCCTTGATTTAGGTCAAAGGCTTGGAAGGTACATAACCCACTACCGTAGTGCCTACTTTGTACCGGATAAGCGTAATGCTGAGATTATCTTTTCATATAAGCCACTGCCAGGTGCTGAAGATAGGATATACAGCCAAATATCGGATATTACGATTTCTATGAAGTCTGCAGATTATCTCAAGATGCCTGAATGCGTTCTAAATGAAGTGCCTGTGTATCTTAGCGAAAAGGAATGGAGCATTTATTCTGAATTCCGAGATGAGATGGTGGCAAATTTAGGTGATAAGGAAATTGATGCAGTAAATGCGGCAGTTCTTTCCGGCAAACTCCTGCAGATGGCAAATGGTGCTGTCTATGATGATAAAAATAAGGCTCATCTAATACATGACAGAAAACTTGATGCTCTGGAGGACTTGATTGAAGGAGCAAACGGTAAACCGGTGCTTGTGGCCTACTGGTATAAGCATGATTTGGAGCGTATTCAGAAGAGGTTTCCTGCTAGGCAGATAAAGACATCGAAAGATATTGAGGATTGGAATAACGGCGATATCCCAATAGCCGCTATTCATCCAGCGAGTGCAGGACACGGTCTTAATCTTCAAAGTGGTGGTTCGACCCTCATATGGTTTGGACTTACCTGGTCTTTGGAATTGTATCAGCAAACCAATGCTCGTCTTTACAGGCAAGGTCAAAATGAAACGGTTGTGATACACCACATTATTGCCAAAGACACCATAGATGAAGATGTTATGAATGCACTTACAAGAAAAGAAAAAACACAAGCCTCTTTAATTGATGCTGTAAAAGCAAAATTGGAGGTGGTGCGATGACCGGCCCTTATGAGCAACTTGCAAATGCCATTATCCTGCAAGCTGTCAAGGATTATAGGGATGCACTGAAGAAAATGAAAAAACGTCCCCACTATGATCCTGCGAAGGACATGATAGCCGAGGTGGAGAGGTTCTTCCACACTGATTGGTATAGAGAACTTACCTCTGTTGATGGGAATTTCCTAATTGAAAAATTAAGATCGGAGGTAAGAGGAGCATGAAAGTAAAGGAATATTTACACCAAGCTTATAGGCTTGATAAAAGAATACAATCTGACATCGAGGAAATGGAGTGCCTCAGAGAAATGGCTACAAGTGTATCATCACCAAGTTGGGATGAAAAGGTGCAAACTTCACGAAATACAGATGCCAAGTTTGTAAGATGCTTAGAGCGGATTATGGATTTAGAAAGTAAAATAAATGCCGAAGTGGATAACCTTGTAGCACTCAAAGAGCAGATAAGGTGTGTTATAAACGAGGTTGCAGACACGGATGAACGCATGGTTCTACGCTACCGTTATGTGCATAACTTTACTTGGGAACAAATCGGTGATGAACTTAATGCTGACAGAACTACTGTTTACAGATGGCACAATGCAGCTCTTAACCATGTGACTCTTCCAGAAGATCCTATTAAAATATAGTTTGCACGTTTTGCATCACTTTGCAACAAGATACCACAGTTGCATTTGTGTTATTATATAATCAGCGAAATAGAATAGATTTTAAGCCTTGTGGGTTCGTCCTGCAGGGCTTTTTCTATGCCCAAAAGCGAGGTGAAATGATGCCCTACAAACCAAAGCGTCCTTGTGCTTATCCCGGTTGCGGTCGGCTTGCTGAACGTGAGCAATACTGTGCCGAGCATCAAAAGGCAATGGACAAACATTACAATCAATACCAACGTGACCCTGCCTCTAACAAAAGATATGGTCGTGCTTGGAAACGAATCCGAGACAGATATATCAAGTCGCATCCTCTTTGTGAGGAGTGTGAAAAAGAAGGAAGGCTCACTTCAGCTGAAGAGGTACACCATATTCTCCCCCTCTCTAAAGGCGGAGGTAATGAGAGGAGCAATCTCATGGCTCTTTGTAAATCCTGTCACTCAAGGATTACTGCCGAGAGCGGTGACCGGTGGGGGCGGTAAAATCTTCAAAACTTTTTAAAGCGGACAGCGGCGTGGGGTCTTGCGTGTAAAAATCAGAAATCAAAGGGGGTATTAAAGACTTTTAGAAAAGTGAGGTGGAAAAATGGCTAAGGACGGTACAGCAAGAGGTGGTCAGCGTGTTGGTGCAGGAAGAAGATCAAAGGCTCTAACAGATAAAATTGCTGATGGCAGATTAAACGGGGCTCAGGTACTGCCGGAGCCAGCAGAAATGGAAGGCACGGATGTTCCTCCAGTAAAAGATTATCTAAAGGCGGCTCAGAAAAACGGTAAAGACCTCTGTGCAGAAGATATTTATATAGAAACCTATAAATGG